AACACGCCCACGGTGAACACCGACGACGTGGTCCTGGAGCAGTACCTCAACGTGCGCTTCGATGACGCTTCTTCGAGCGACTTCATCGACAACGTCGTGAACAACCAGTCGCTCTACGTGAGCTTCGACACGGCTGCGAACGCCGCCCTCCAGGCTCCGCTGGTCCCGGCTGCCCCGGTCACCACGCCGCTCGTCGGAACCGGTCTCGACGGCGCTGCCGTCGTCGCCACCGACTACACCTCGGTGTTCGATGAGTTCAAGGTCGTGGACGCTCCGCTGGTGCTCTTCCTGCCGGAAATCCTGCACCCGAACGCTCTCGGCACCTCGGGCACCCAGGTGCAGACCGCGCTCGCCTCGTGGGCTTCGACCAACGACGGCTTCGCCGTGATCGACACCCCCGCGGGCATGGCTCCGGCTGGCGCGATCACCTACGCCTCGACCCTCGGCTCGGTGGCGAACGCCGCGGTGTACTACCCGAACCTGTTCATCGTGGACCCGGTGGGTCGCTCGCAGAACAGCCTCCGTCAGATCGGTCCGGCTGGTTCGGTCGCGGGTCTGTACATCGCCGCCGACAAGCAGGCGGGTCCGTTCAAGCCCCCGGCTGGTCTCCGCGTCGGTCAGATCACGACCGCGGCGAACACCGAGCGCAAGCTGACCTCCGACGACCTCGACTCGCTGAACTCCTCGGTGACGCCGGTCAACGCCATCCGAAACATCCCGGGGGCGAACACCGTCGTCATGGGCGCGCGGACCCTCCTCCAGGACGGCACCGCGAACCGCTACGTCAGCACCCGCCGCTCCCTCATCTACGTCAAGAAGCAGCTCGAAGCGATCACCCAGTTCGCGATCTTCGAGACGAACGACGAGGCGCTGTGGAGCCGTCTCAGGACCACGATCAGCGTGTTCCTGAACGACTTCCGCAACCAGGGCGGTCTCCGCGGTGAGAAGGCGTCGGATGCGTACTACATCATCTGCGACTCGTCCAACAACACCCCGGACACCATCGCCCAGGGTGACGTGAACATCGAAATCGGTGTGGCGCTGGAGTACCCCGCCGAGTTCATCCAGATCAACCTCACCCAGACCAGCGTGAGCTAACAGAGGAGACATCAGTAATGCCCACAGTCATCAACAACCGCTCCACGCTGGTCACCGACCCGCTGCGGAACTTCCGCTTCCTCGTGAAGTTCAAGCCGCACCAGATCGCCAACGGGAACTTCTCCTACGGCGCTGGCGCGACCATGGGCTTCACGTCGGTCTCGGGTCTGTCGGTCACGACCGACTCGATCCCGTACCGCGAGGGCGGCTACAACACCACCGTCCACCAGATTCCGGGGCAGACCTCCTTCGCACCCATCACGCTCCAGCGTGGTGTGACGCTCGGGACCGACGCCAACTGGAACTGGATGAAGCAGGTCTTCCGCACCGTGGAGGGCAACTCCGTCAGCGCCCTGGACATCACGAACAACTTCCGTGCCGATCTGGAGATTCAGGTGCTCTCGCACCCCATCGCCGGTTCGGGTGGCACGGGAGCTTTCGGTCAGGGCACCGACACCGCCTCCAGCTCGTCCAACGACCACATCGCCATGCGCTTCAACGTTTACAACGCCTGGATCACGTCCATCGCGTACTCTGACCTGAACGCTGGAGACAACTCGATCTACGTCGAGCAGATGACCCTCGTCCACGAGGGCTTCGACCTCAACTGGGCGTACTCGCTCACCCAGTCGGCTGCGTCCTTCTAAGACGTAGCCACCAGCCGGATTCTCTTCCTTCGGATCACTAGGAGCACTTCATGACCGACACGCAGACGCTGAGCGCCGCAGCGAACGCCCCTCTCGCCAACAAGCTGATCGAACAGGCTCTCGCCACTCCGGAGGAGGAGCAGTCGGTTCCGGTCGTCTCCCCGTCTGACACCCACGTCATTCTCCCCACTGGGTACCTGAAGGTGCTCAGTGGGGAGGTCGTGACGGACGCAGAGGTGCGCGAGCTAACCGGACGCGACGAGGAAGCCCTCGCTCGCGAGGCGACCATCGGTCGCCAGCTCAACACCATCCTTCGCCGCGGCGTCGTCTCCATCGGAGGCGAGCGGGTGACGGAGGACATCCTCGACCAGCTTCTCGCCGGGGATCGCGACGAACTCATGCTCGGCATCTACAAGGCGACCTTCGGGAACCCTGCCGAGCTGTACGGGTGGTGCGCGGGCTGCGGCGAGACCAAGGACATCCACGTGGACCTGAACGCGGACATCCCGCGCAAGATTCTCGCGGACCCGGTCGGAGACCGCTCCTTTGAGGTGAAGGGGCGCAAGGCGGTCTACACGGTGCACCTGCCCAACGGCAGCGCGCAGAAGAAGTTCAACGAGAACGCGGATACCCTCTCGGTCGCCGAGATGTCATCGGTCCTCCTGGAGCACTGCGTGACCTCGATCAACGGGCAGCCGGTGTACTCCCCGGATCAAGTCAAGAACATCTCGGTCGCCGACCGTCGCGTCCTGCTGAAGGAGCTGACGGAGCGGAACCCGGGACCTGACCTCACGGATCAGACCGTCACCTGCCCCGACTGCGGTCAGCAGGTGGTGGTCCCCGTCACGCTCGGAGCGATCTTTCGCTTCTAGCCTGATCCACTACACGGAGCTGATGTACGAGTGGAGCACAATCGCCGTCTCCTTCCGGGGGTGGGGGTTGAGCGACATCAAGGACATGAGTCCTAGAGAACGTAAGAACTGGCTCGAAGTAGCCAAGGTCGTACCGACCTCCAAGTCGTAGGAGAGAGAATGCCAGGTTCCAAGGGCATCAAGGCTGACCTGACCTCGATCAGCGGACTCCTTGGGACCATTCTCGACCAGGTTGACCAGATCACCTCCAAGGCGGGCGACGCCGGAGACGCCGTCAGCAAGGTAGTCGGCGCGGGGTCTGCTGGTGGGACGGCAGCCTCCGCCATCGGTGCGACCAAGCGCGGCTCGGGCACCCAGTCGCTCGGTCTCGCGAACATCTCGGCTCCTTCGGGCGGCATGTCCGGCGCGGAGGGGATGAAGGACGAGACCAAGTTCGGCGCTGGCTCGGAGAAGAGCAGCCAGAGCGCCACCAACTCGATGGGTGGCTGGTCGGGCACCCTGTTCGGCGGCAAGGCGGCAGGCATCGCCGGAGCGGTCGCCACCGCGGTCGGCGGACTCGCCAACGTCGCGGGCGACGCGATGAACATGATGCCCGACGTGAACACGGTCATGAACCGCAGCGCGTCGTACTACCACGCCGGTCTCTACGGCTCGGCGTCGTCCTCGCAGATTCAGGCGAGCGCCAAGAGCAACGGGCTGTACCGCACCGGTATGGACGGCACCATCTCTGACTACATGGCGTCGATGGGCATCAACTTCGGCTCGGCGTCCTGGAACTCGGTGTCTCGGGAGACGGCAGGTGCGGCGCAGTACCTGAACATGGACCCGATGGCGGCTGCCCAGGCGTACACGAACCTGAACAGCGGGACGACCTCCGCCAACCTCATGCGGACGCTCGGCATCTCCACGTCCGACGCGAAGGGCAACTCGCTCTCCGCCGACCAGATTTTCGGTCAGATCGACTCGCGCATCTTCCAGCCTGGGGTCAAGTACTCCGAGCAGGACGTGAACAACAACTGGCTGAAGGGTGGTCTCCAGCAGGCTCTCGGCAACATGGGACTCTCCTCTGACCAGCAGGAGCTGTACCGCCAGCACCTGCTCTCGAAGGTGACCGGCAAGCCGACCGACATGGCTGGCAACAAGACCCTCGACCAGCTCCTAGCGGACCAGAAGAAGCAGGGCAACGAGAACCCGCTCACCTCCCAGTACACGCAGAACGCCTCCCAGGCGTCGCTCTACGACAGCTACCAGAAGCCGTACCTCGACGGCATCAAGGCGGCTACTCCGCTCATCGTCGCCATGAACAAGGCGCTCGAAGGCGTGCCGGACTGGGCGAAGAAGTTCAAGGCGGAGATGGACATCCTCGCCGGGAACAAGGGTACGGGCGGGGCGATGAAGACCGGGGGCGACATCCTGGGCACCGTGCTCGGAGTGGGTGCGGGTCTCATCGGTGGAAAGGGTGCACAGTCTCTGCTGAGCAAGCTCTTCGGAAAGAACGCGAGCAAGACCGCGGGCAAGGCTGCTGCAAAGGGCGGCACCGCCGCGGAGGACGCCGCCTCGGCTGCCTCCAAGTCGGGCGGAGCCACTGCGGCAGAAGACGCGGCAGCCGCTCGGGGCGGGTCCCTGGCGGCAGGCTCCCTCAGCAAGCTTCTCGGACCCACCCTCGGGTCCACCCTGAGCAACGTCCCGCTGAGCGACAAGAGCAACCCGGGAAACCTCCCGCTCACCAAGAAGGGGAACCCGAAGACCTGGGCTACGGACGCCATGTCCGACAAGGCGACCCAGTCTGGGCAGGAGTACTCGCGCGTCGAGGGCGAGGGCTGGAAGAACTTCGGAACCTGGATGACCTCCGGTGTGGGCAGCAAGAAGAGCGACCAGGCGTGGGGCAACCTCATCAAGGACCTGTCCTACATCTGGGGCGGGGCTGCAAACGGCGCGAAGTCCCCGCTGAGCAATGGCGGCAAGGGGTCGAGCGGCTCCACGGTCGGCACCGCCAGCACGGGCGGCGGCAGCGGCACCATCTCCTTCATCCTGCCGGTCAACGGAAAGATCACGGACGGCTTCGGTCCGCGCTCCGCGTCGAGCACGGGCGGCATCGGCTCCACCTACCACAAGGGAATCGACATCGCGGCTCCGATGGGGACCCCGATCCACGCAGGCGCGGACGGCAAGGTCTCCGCGGTCGGCTGGGACGGCTCCTTCGGTAACCGTGTCATGATCGACCACGCGGGCGGGTACCAGTCGATCTACGCCCACCAGCCCTCGGGCGGTCCCACCGTCTCGGTGGGGCAGGTCGTGAAGCAGGGCGACCTGATCGGACACGTCGGCTCGACCGGTGCCTCGACCGGTCCGCACTGTCACTTCGAGGTGCGCCTGAACGGTACCGCGATCAACCCGGCTCCGCTCATCGGCGCTGCTACCCCGATCAAGGACACCCCTCCTTCGACCAGCCAGCCTGCGACCACCCAGCAGCCGAAGCCGCAGCGCCTGGGTCTGTTCGTCACCAGCTCGCGCAGCCAGGGTGACATCGTCGGGGCGGTCTCGCAGGCGATGCCGCAGTTCGCCTCCCCGGGCAGCGGCAACGCCTCCTTCGGAGCGCAGAGCACCGGCACGGCAGGTGCCCCGGCGCAGCTCGTCGCCTCCAACCAGATGGCGAAGGGCTACGGCACGGGAGCTGGTGGCATCGGCGGCGGCAACCAGTCGAGCATGTCCGTTCCCGGCATGAAGTACTACAAGCAGGGTGACGACTACGTGGCTCAGGACAGCCACGTCAACGTCCACGCGGGTGAGGCGATCCTCAACCAGGAAGCCGCCGACGAGTGGCGGCGCTCCAAGGCAGGCGGCTCCAAGAAGGAGAAGCCGCAGGTGGTCATCCACCTCACCGTGCAGGATGCCTCCGACGCGGAGGCTCGCAAGTTCGCGAACCGCGTCAAGTCGTACCTCGAAGAGGACAGCATGGACACAGCGATGGGAAGCCGATAAATGGTAGGAGCAATCCCCTACAACCCGATCACCGACGCGCTCGGCACCAACGGTGTGCAGGGCGTCCAGGCGCTCCAGAACGCCATCGGCAACGCCCAGGTGGCGGCGGAGAACGCGGGGACGACAGTCACGTTCCCGTCGAACACGGTGACCTTTGGCAACCCTAACGAGCTGATCTACAACATCGGCATGGTCAAGGACAACTACTTCTGGTACCCGTCCAACAGCGTCAACAAGTTCGGCGACCAGAGCACCGTCGCCCCGCTGTCGAACATGCCGACCACGGTGGCGACTCCGAACGACCTGTGGGCGAAGGGCGGCGGGCACAAGGGAATGATCGCTCGCCATGTCTTCCCTGGAGGATTCTCCTTCAACGCGCAGTTCGACGCCAACGGCAGCCAGCAGGGTCAGCAGATCAGCGGTCACCGCTACGGCTTCCAGTTCCACTACAACCCGACGACCATCTCGATGGCGTACACGGGAGTGTCGGACGTGGACCCGATGTTCCTGATGTCCTCGGCGAACAAGTTCAACACGGCTGCCGGTGTCGGTCTGACGCAGAGCGCGATGAGCTTCGACATCCTCCTGAACCGGAAGCCGGACTTCAAGTACTACGACAGCGCCGGGCACCTGAAGCCGGAGGCTCCCCGCGACCTGTACTCGCCGCGACAGCCTTCGCTGGCGGAGCAGGAGGCGATCTACGCCAAGGGCACGATGTACGACGTGGAATACCTGCTCGGCACGCTCGTGGGCTTCCAGATGGCGACGCAGCTCCGCGGGACGACCACGGACATCGGATTCCTCATCGGAGCGCCCATCGAGGCTCATCTCGGCAAGTCGCTCCGCTACATCGGCGTCGTGTCCAGCATCAACGTGGCGCACGCCTTCTTCGATGACCGGATGGTCCCGACGTTCACGACCGTGAGCATCTCGATGAGCCGGATGCCCGACTACCCCGGACAGTAGGATTAGACGTGATCTATGCAGACAGCCGCTACGCGGACGGACAGGTGGTCCAGAACTACCTCGCCCGGGACCAGGCGTACCATGTCTCGGTCTTCCGGAACTTCCCGACCTCGAACAGCACGTACAGCCAGTACATCTGGCGCGAGAGCGACCGACTGGACCTGGTAGCGCGAAAGCTGCTCGGAGACGCGAGTCTGTGGTGGAAGATCATGGACTTCAACCCGGAGCTGCTCAATCCTATGGACATCCCCGTAGGAACGGCGATTCGGATTCCGCATGGGCGCTAGTACACTCGACGGCTCGATCAGTGTCGCTGGGAAGGCGCGCACAGACTTTAGCTTCACGGTGACCTTCCCGACGCTTCCCTCGCTCACCGCGCAGCCGCAGGCGATCCGCGTCATCGAGAAGCCGTACAACCACGACATCGTCAAGCTCTCCTTCGACACCGTCTCCCCGACGTGGTTCTCGCTTCTGAGGACCGGCGTTCCCGTGAAGATCGCGTGGCACCAGGGCAAGGACGACCGAGACTGGTACGGCTACGTCCACCTGGTCTCCAAGAAGCTCGCCAGCCAGAAGTCGCAGCCGATGGTGGTCACCCTCCTCGGATCGACCCTCCCGATGAAGGACCGGGACACCCGGGTCTTCACTAGCGCCACCGCGTCCGAGGTCGCACAGACCCTAGTTCAG